GTGAGTTGCCGTCTTATCAAGATATGATAGATGGTTATCTCGGAAAGAAACTTAAGACAGTTGATATTGCCGATCCTGGCGTTTTGATGCTGCACTAAGTATTCTTAACCCCGTCGTGGAGACGTTAAAATCCCGTCGTGGAGACGTAAAAATCCCGCTGGGTGCGTGAATACCCTCCGCGAAGTTCATCGCGGGATCGCTAAAACGAACTGTGATATGCCTGATTTACCGATACTATAATCCGTCCCCAGACCGAAAATTTAGTGTGAGGAAAGCATATCATGGACTGTAACACTCCTATTTAGGAGTAGCTTGGTCAGCTACAAATGTGGGCTCTGTCCAATCTATTTTAAGGGAAATAGATTAGGATAATCATAAATACACCTTAGTAAATTTAATGTAAAAATAAACAAAGGAAGCACAGGCACCAGTGCACAAATGGTGTCATTTAAAGATCAGAACCCTGCATATTCATATGAGGTCCTGTCACAACCAGATATTACTTATAAAACAGCAGAAAATGATGATGCTGACTTAGGTAATTTTTTCTCACGTCCAATCAAATTAGATTATGCGTGGGGAACTGGAATTTCTAACTTTTCACAAGATTTCAATCCTTGGACTGAATTCTTTGAGAATGACAGAGTTATAAACCGTATATCCAATTTTAATAACTTGCGATGTAAATTACACGTAAAGTTTTTGATTAATGGTAACGGTTTTCATTTTGGAAGATTGTTAGTAAATTACAAACCGTTACATACTTCAGATGATTTTTACACAGATCGTGCATTTAGTAGATTAGATAATGTTGCGGCGTCCCAACGTCCGCATATATATTTAGATCCTACTACTTCATCTGGTGGAGATATGATTTTGCCATTCTTCTGGCCGAAAAATTATCTCAATATTCCAAGTCAAGATTGGAGACAAATGGGAGAGATTTCTATTCGCACTTTGCAAGATTTACAACATGCAAATGGCGCATCAGATATCGCTCGTATTTCCGTCTTTATTTGGGCTGAAGATGTGACATTGTCCATTCCAACATCCTCCGAACCTGGTGGTTTGACACCTCAGGCAGGGGAAGATGAATATGGAAAAGGACCAATTTCCCGACCAGCGAGTGTGGTTGCTCGTGTAATGGGAAAATTGACAAACGTGCCATATATTGGTAACTATGCAAGAGCAACAGAAATTGCTGCCGATGCGATGGGTGCCGTGGCTACGATGTTTGGATATGCACGTCCAAATAATTTGTCAGATATTCAACCATATAGACCTACTGTAATGGGGAATTTAGCTAATGTTAATTATCCTGATTCTGCCGTAAAATTGTCGCTTGATTGCAAGCAAGAATTAACGGTTGATCCAGCAACAGTTGGTCTATCAGCAGTAGATGAGATGACAATCAAGTCTATTGCTTGTCGTGAATCCTGGTTGACTAGTTTTAATTGGTCTCCTGATTCAACGATATACCCGCCAGAAACGGCATTATTCAACATACAGGTTACACCTCATGTCTGGAATTATCAGACTTTGGGTGGACAGAATGAAATTCATTTTCCTGCATGTGGTTTTATTGCACAGCCGTTTGCAAATTGGCGTGGTACAATGAAATACCGATTCCAAGTCGTATCTTCGAATTACCATAAAGGGCGTCTTAAAATTGTTTATGATCCCTATGGATTTCAATCAAACGAATATAATACCAATTATACTCATATTATTGATATCGCGGAGGAAAAGGATTTCACTGTCGAAATAGGATGGGGATCATCTGAACCATATAAGAAAATTGTCGATCCGACTTTTTCTAGTGTGCGTTTTAGTAATGGTGCTCCTACAGTTGTTCCATTAGACGTGGCAAATGGTATGTTAGCTGTTTATGTTGTTAATGACATGACAGTTCCAAGCCAGGATGCTGCAAATCTATTGGTCGGTATTAATGTTTTTGTCTCTGCTGGAGATGACATTGAATTCCGAAATCCAACTGAGGATGTATTGGATACCCTATACTATTTCCCAGAACCACAATCAGGTGAGGAAGATTTTGTACAATCTGATAAAGATTCTACTGAAGAACCTTCTAAACCCATGCAAACATCTTCTGAAGTTATGATGATGAATCATATTTCAGATACAGACCCAACTGATCACGTTTTCTTTGGAGAGTCTATTGTAAGTATTAGATCTCTTATGAAACGTTATCAGAAGCACGAATCGTATGTTTATGCCGGGGTAGGTGGATACAGATTTCTGATAAATGTTTTCAGATCTTTTCCATTTTATCCAGGATATGCGCCTAGTGCTATTACGTCAGTTTTAAATGATACACAGGATTTTAATTTTTGTCATAATACTTTTATCAATTATTTTTCTCCTGCTTTTAAAGGCTGGCGTGGGGGTCTGCGTTGGAAATTGAATCCAACGGTGTTTTCGGGGAACACGGCTTGTGCAAGCCATACTTTATCGAGAGAACAAGGATCTACTTCAGGGTATTTTGTGAATTCAAGAACGCTGACAAATGATCCAGATGATATTCGTAGAACGTTGCGTTCTTCGGCTTCATCGTCACTAGCAGGGGCAGTGGCGACTAATTCTGGAGCAAATCCTTGTCTCGAGGCAGAAGTGCCTTATCAAATACCTTTGCGGTTTTCCAATGCGCGTGTTGCAGATTTGACATCTGCTGGCACATAT